TTACGCTTCCAGTAACTGCTCTAACTAAAGCTACATCTTAATTAACTAGGATAGGGGACATAAATGGCTACGCAATTAATTAAAGTAACTAAAAAAGACGGTAAAGAGGTAAATTACGAGCTTACGCCAGCGGCTAAGGTGGCTTTTGAGAGTCACTTTAAGACTGGATGGCGTAAGCGACTAATTGATGAGCAGATGGAAAGCGATCTATGGTGGTTCGCGCACTATTTAATTACTGCTAAAGGTGAAACTACAGCGGCATTAGATGAGGATTTCTTAGCTCAGTATAAAGATGTAGATTTTGTTATTGACTCAAAAAATGGATAGACCGACGCGGCGACATATGGGAGGTCGCAGCTGTGTCGGTAGCGACAAGTATCTCACCTAATGAGCTACTAAAATGCGACCCTGCTATATATGCAGCGATAAAGTTTATCCTGCAGGAGCAGGCTCAGGCGCGTAATAAACCGCGTTCGATGAAAGGTAGGCGATAATGGCTCGTACCCCTACATATCGCGGCGCTGTGGTAGTAAATGATTTTAATAAATTAATTAAAGAGCTACAGGCCTTAGATCCTAAATTACGTAAGGATTTTAGCAAGGCCTTAAATGTGGCTGCTAAACCTTTACGCGATACCGCTAAATCTTTTGTACCAGCAGACGTTACTAATAGCCAGGGATCTCCTATTTTTAGACCTACTCCTCCCACCTATGTCACGCCATCCTGGATAGAGGATAAAGTACATAGATCAAGAGATCCCCTTCGATGGACTTGGCAACCTGCAGAGATAAAGGCAGGAATAAAAATAACCAGATCTCGTAAAGGTAAAGCGCCATACGGTTTTAATAAGACTGCCTACTCAGCTTTAGCCGTAGTAAATAGTAAACCTGCAGGAGCTATATACGAACTAGCAGGGGCTGGTCGACGAAGCTCTAAAAAACGTACTAAAAGCGTATCTCGTAACCCTAACGCTCAAGATGACTTTCAGCGTTTAATAATTAAAGTAGCGCCCCTAAATGGTCTAAAAGGTCGTATGTTATTTAAGGCAGAGGCGCAGGTAGGCGATAGAGTTAAGGCTGAGGTACAAAAGGTAATAAACGAAAGATTATTAAAGTTCGTGAGGGCTGTAAATGGCTAATACAGAGGTAGGCGTAGATTTAGTAACGCGCTTAAAAGATAAAGGCTTTAAGGATCTCCAAAAACAGTCTAAAGCATCCGATAAAGTCTTAGGAGCATTAAGCTCTAAATTGGCTGCGGTATTTTCTGTAGGCGCGATTATAAAGTTTAGTAAAGAATCAGTAAAAGCATTTACGCAAGACGATAAAGCTGCAAAAACCTTAACACGTACTTTAGGTAATCTTGGTCTCGCTTTTGACGATATGCGCGTTAAGACTTTTCTAGGAGACTTAGAGAAAACCTCAGGCGTATTAGATGATAAATTAAGGCCAGCATTTCAGACATTAATAACTACTACTGGATCAGTAACTAAATCACAGGATCTATTAACACTAGCGTTAGATGTAAGCGCAGGCAGCTCGGTCGATTTAGTTACCGTAGCCCAGGATCTTAGCCGCGCATATACAGGAAATACTAGAGGACTGAAAAAATATAGTTTAGGTTTATCAGATGCTCAACTTAAAACGAAAAATTTTGAGCAGATACAGGGTTTATTAAATAAGCAATTTAGCGGACAAAATCAAGTAAGGCTAGATAGCTATGAGGGTAAAGTAGCTCAGTTAGGCGTAGCTTTTGCCAATTTACAGGAAACAATAGGTAAATCTTTAGTAAATGCTTTAGAGACCGCCAGCGGTAATCAAGGCGTAGGCGGCTTAGTTACGGAAATGGAAAATCTAGGGCGTCAAATTGCTAACATTATAGACGGTTTAGATTTATTAATTGGCAAGATTAGAGAGTTACCAGTAGTAGGTGAAAATCTACCAGGATTTTTTGATGTAGGTAATATCCCAGTAGTAGGCACATATCTAAAATTATTAGATGCATATATGGAAGCGCAAAAAATCAAGCCTAAACCTTTTGAGACTGGTATGTCTGTAACTGGATCTACTGACTTTTATAATAAGTTAGAGCGAGATCGCGCAGCAGCTGAAAAGGCTGCAGCCGCACGTCTAAAGAAATTGCAGCAAGAAGCATTAAGAAAAGAGAAATTAGCTCAAGCGGAAAAAAAGCGAACGGCAGAAATCGACAGATTAAAATCTGCAATTCAATTCAGATTCGATATAGATGCTATTAATCTACAGGCTGCGCTACGTCGTAATATTTCGGCCTCTGATCGCGAAAGAGCTTTACAGTTATCAGCATTAAAAATAGCCGATTTTCAGACAGACGAGGAGGCTATAAAGACTCTAAAGGCTGCTACTGAGGGACGTTATAACGATGCGATGAATTTAGAAAAGGTTTTACAGCTATTAAAAACAGCTGGTTTTGCTAATGATAAGACAGCTATAGAAGCCTTAGCAGCTCTAAAACCTGACATAAAGTTTACAGATAATCTAGATGATATTTTGGCAAAACTAAAAGCGATTATCGAGGGTAAATATACGATTAACATAGGCGCGACTATTAGCGTACCTAATGTCCCAGGCGCAGGCGGTACGGCGACGGCAACTCCAGGCGGCGGTAAATTTATGCCAGGAGGATATATAAATGCTGGAAGCGACGAGGCTGGTACTGGTAGAGGTACTAGCATAGGTTCATTTTATCCAAAGCCTGGAACTAGCTCTAGCGCTATAACTGAGGCTATTACAGGAATTATCGGTAACCAAAATACATTAACCGCTAATTTTTTAGCAGATTTACCATCTGGTTTAGATGCTAACGATTTAGCCACTGCACGTTATGAATTACAGGCACGTCAAATTCAAGCACAAAATCAGTTAACTAATTATTTATCTGGGGCGCGTTATCAGATGATGGCTAATGACGTAACGGATCAAAATACTATGACTAATCAATTAGCAGCGGATAGATATACTGCTATGCAAAATTACTATACGAGAGGCTCAGAGCCTGTAGTAGTAAACGTAAATATAGAAGGATCTTTACTATCACAAAATGACCTAGTAGCTGCGGTAACAGATGCTGTCTACCAGACACAGCGAACAGGTAATGATTTAATCGTTAGCGCTATATGAGTACTGGCGCTGTTTTTAGCTGTTTTATCGACTTTAGCAACGGTGCTAACTTTGATCCTAGCTTAGTTTTAGATGATCCATCTACACCGCTAGACCAGTCTGTATTAGGTACGAGCGCATCGGAAATCGTAGACGTAAGCCAATACGTAATAAAGACTGGCATAAGACGCGCCTATAATCGTACCTCTGACAGCTTTACGGCTGGTACTGCATCGGTACGCCTCATCGATGAGACAGGTTTATTTAACCCTGCTAATACATTAAGTCCATTATACGGAAAAATATTACCGATGCGTAAGATTAGATTTATAGGTACTTTTGGAGGACAAGAGTACGCATTAGGATCTATGTACGTACAGTCCTGGAAATACAGTAGTCCTACAGGATTCGACCCTGCCTTCGTAGATCTTAACTGCGTAGATGGTTTTCAATTATTAAACCTAGCGTCTATATCAACTGTTACAGGTGGGACAGCTGGGCAGACTACAGCTCAGCGGATTACTAGTATCCTAGACGCCGCTGAGTGGCCTGGCGGTATGCGCTCTATATCTACGACTGCAGATACCACCGTACAGGCAGATACAGGCAGTACTAGGACAGCTCTATCAGCCTGTCAGACAGTAGAGGCTACAGATCTAGGAGCCTTTTATATCAACCAGCAAGGCTACGCCACTTTTAGATCTAGAGAGGACATAATTACAGCCTCTGGCGGTACAGCCACAGTGTTTAGCGATACTGGATTACCTGGCACTATTACCTATCAAAAGGTAGCTTTTGATTTATCAGATTTTGGACTTATTAACAGCTGCACTGTTACACGTACTGGCGGTACACCTCAGACGGTAAATAACGTAGACAGCATAGATACATTTTTTAAGCATAGCCGTAATCGCAGCTCCATAGCGCAGACTGATACAGATGCCTTAAATCAGGCGCTTATGATCGTAGCAAGTCGCCAGGAGGTAGGAGCAGACCTACGCCTGGAATCTTTAACCCTAGATGCATATGATGGTGCTAGCCCAGACCGCGTTACTGCAGCTCTGGAGCTAGACGTCTATGATCCCATTACCGTAATACAGGTGCTGCAAGGTGGCAACGTAGAGAGCGATACGGTAATAACTGGCGTCGCTTATGACATTACCCCTAATTCTTTTAATACTACTTTTACCACCGCGCAACCGTTCGCGAGTGGGTTCGTGCTAGACTCTCTAGTAGATGGCCTACTAGATGAGGACTCGCTCGCTTATTAAGGAGAAAAATGGCTGCAGGTTTAGGATTTAAGAATTTTCAGACAGGAGAGGTACTTACCTCCGCGGACGTAAATGGCTATTTAATGCAAGGCGTCTTAGTTTTTGCTAGTGAAGCTGCTAGAGATGCTGCTATAACATCACCGCAAGAGGGACAGTTTGCATACACAAAAGATAATAATAGTCTCTGGTATTACACAGGCAGCGCGTGGGCAGCAAGTGGCGCGACAGGCGATATAGAGGGCGTAACAGCTGGTACAGGTATTAGCGGCGGTGGCACTAGCGGCACAGTAACTATTACTAATTCTATGGCTACTGCAATAGATGCTAAAGGTGATTTAGTAGTAGGAACAGGTGCGGATACTTTTGCACGGCTAGCCGTAGGCACAAACGGCCACACACTTGTAGCGGATAGTGTTGAGGCTACTGGTCTTAAATGGGCTGCGCCTTCGGTAACAACTTTGCCTGCTTTTGGTGTAAAGAAAAATGCAGCTCAAAGTTTAACTGCTGCTGTTACAACTAAATTAACTTGGCAAACTGAATTATTTGATCCTGATTCCAAATTTGCTTCAGATAGATTTACACCAGGAGTTGCTGGCTATTACCAAATAAACGCAGGGTTAGAAGGAAGTGACCCTGCTACGACTTATGATGGAACTATTTTTATTTATAAAACTGGCGTTGCGTATGCATCGGCAGCAATGATTGATATGAGCTTTACCCAACCTAAATTAGCGGTTTTGCTTTACTTAGATGCTTCTGATTATGTTGAGGTTTATGCAAATCTAAGCACAAATAGCGATGTAGGTAGTGGAAATTCAACTTATTTTAACGGCGCAGGAATTAGGAGCTAAAATGAACTTGATGGAAGATTTAATTAAATTATTACCAGATTTAACTAATATAGATTTTTGCCCAACAAGAGGCTCAATACATTTAAGGGATGATTCTGATGGAGTTGGCCCATATATTGAAAAATGGGAATACAGCAAGCCGATTCCAGCAGGACTAAGCCTAGGCAAACCTACCGCCTAGGCACAATCCCTCAAGATAGTTCCTGTCTATGGTAGACGACATTTATCCCATAACTAGGACTATCGACGATCATATAGACGACTTTGAGGCTGTAGGCTTATAGCTATGGAAAAGAGCGCTAACGGATGGCCTGCCTCTGCAGATGCAGAAGCGATTAACATAGTTCGTAAGCGCGTCCCTGGTACAGATCTAAAGCTGCGTGTAGCTAAACCTGTAGCGCCTTTACTAATTGGTTTTGCTGCAGAATTTCATAAGCTAGTCGAGCCTATAGATGAAAGTAAAACCCTGGACGACTGGGGCTATTGCTATCGCAAGGTTAGAGGATCTAATACCGTAGTCTCTAATCACAGTAGCGGTACAGCTATAGATCTAAATGCTACTCAACATCCTCTAGCGGCTGTAGGTACTTTTAACGAGGAGCAAGTAAGGGTAATTAACCGTTTATGCCGTAAGTATGGTCTAAGATGGGGCGGTAATTATCGTAACCGTAAGGATGAGATGCATTTTGAGATAGCTTTAAATGCAGTGCAAGTCGAGACCTTGATAAGAGGTTTAGAAAT